GTACGAATAAGTTTGCTTACAGAAAGATTATGCTTTTTGGCGATAGTTTTTAGGGCTTCGCATTCATCGTCTGTTAGACGAATACGATACTGCTTACTTCTCGGATTTATAGCTTTCGGTCTGCCTCTCTTTTTGTTATCCGTCATCTGATGTTCACTCCTGTGTTGGATATGTAGTGTTTGCAGTGAAGTTCGACTGGCTCAATGTATTTTATATCACGGATGCGAATCATGCCTACTTTTTTGCCATCTTCGCAAGGGCGACTTACATATACTTCATCAATTGCCTTCTGAGCTTCGAGAAATTCTGTTTTCAGAGAGCATACTTCTCTGTGTCCGCAGCGTGTACACTGGGTTTCTTTTACACCGTAATCACTCATTTTTATCTCCTTTCA